CTACTTTTGTTGTTTCTTCAACTTCAGTTCAAAGGTTCCTTCTACCCTGTAAAGTGAGGAGTTGGGTTCGTCATCCTTAGATAGAAACGTAAAAAAATTGCCTTTTGCAAGCACATCTTTGGTGCGATACTGCAGCAGATGTATCACACCGGCATCGCCAGGTTCTGCATATTGTGTTAAGGTATACTGCCTGGTATGCATTACATCGGCCATCATTAGTAGCTGGCCGCCCGCTACAGGCTTGATCAGACTATCCGCGGCAGCGCCTTTTGAGCTTACACCAAAACTTATAGTATGTTCTTTATTAATGGCGGTGATACCAAAGTACCGGTTGTCGCCCGCGCTCATATTTACAAAAGCGACAGAATCTTTAGCGGCATCAAAGGTGTAAACAGAATCCTGCATTTTCAAGGTAAGCGTGCCTGCAACGGCAAGGAAATTATCAGGAGATGCAGCGCTTAAAGCGCTATCGGCATTTAAGGCGATCTTCTTTTCATCAACAGCCTGTTCGCCGGTATCTTTTTGGCAAGACACCGCCATAACCGAAAGGAGCATGACAAGTGAAAAATACCAATTAGTAAACCGTTTTTTGCGCATAGGTACGTGGATGTTATAAAAATATAAATTTTTTATTTAAAAATGGCATCTACAACTTTTAAGCCAAAAATTTAACATTTTTTAACGGTAATTTATCCTTTTAATGGATGAAGAACTACTGTCGGTACCTGCTACCCTCCCCTCCTGATATAATAAAGAATTTTCTGTATTTACTTGTTTAATTAAAGATTTATTCGTACATTTGTATATGTCAATTCCAAAAGGCATACCAATCATACTCATTTTCTTATATGACTCATTTTTATTCTATTGCTGAACTCAGCGATCGTGTGGAAAAATATTTCCTGTCCGTGGCCGGCCAACCGGTACCCGAGGCAAAACCGCCGTCAAAATATATAAAAAAAACATCGCCACTGGCAATGTATACGCCAAAAACCGATAAACCCCAAGTGCCCCTGCTCACCGGTTTGGCCTTATTTCTCGGGTTTCCGAGCCTGGCTGATTTTGAGGCTTACGAGCAAACCGGGCTGTTCAAAAAAACCCTGCGGGAAGCCCGCCTGCGTATTGAATGTGAATATGAAAAAAAGTTGCACCAGCCTGCACCAACCGGGGCGATTTTTGCTTTGCGCTGCATGGGGTGGACAGAAAAGTCGTCGGCACGATCAGTAAAGGCTGCACCTTCAAAATTAAAGATAAGCGTTATCAATACCGGCCCTCAAATTGCCGGAACCGAAAAAGAGGTAGACATTTAATTTAAAGGGCATGACTACCTTGTTAACACCATTTCTGATAAAAAGCTTTTTCGATTAACGCCGGCCGTAATATGATTCATAACAGACAATACAATTTACGCCTAAAGATGATAATAAATTTTGTACTGCTATTTATAAAATTGCCCTTATACGCTTTTAAATCATCCAACATCGCTATTAAATGTTCAATCTATCCTAAATGTCAATAATGAAGGCCTCAATATTATTCGGGTGTAATTATTTTGCCGCTACTGATATCATTGTAAACCAGGGTGGTACAAGCTCGGGTAAAACCTATGCTATTTTACAGGCGCTTTTTTGCTTTGCAGCAAATAACCACAAACAAATAATAACCGTAGTTGGGCAAGACATACCTAACCTTAAATCGGGCGCGCTACGTGACGCCCACGCCATACATGATCAATCGGATATATTTAAAAGTTTAGTTAAAAGCTTTAATAAGACCGATCGAATATTCGAGTTTATTAACGGCAGCATGATAGAGTTTAAAAGCTACGCTAACGCGCAGGATGCAAAGAGCGGAAAGCGCGATTATTTGTTTGTAAATGAAGCTAACGGCATTGAATGGGATGTTTACACCGAGCTGGCGCTGCGTACCAAAAAGAAGGTGTATATCGACTATAACCCCAATACCGGTTTTTGGGTACACCAAAAACTGATTGGTAAACCTGGCGTACAACTGTTTATATCAGATCACCGGCACAACCCGTTTATTGAACCAGCCCTTCGCGCCAAGATTGAATCATTGAAAACGGAGGACCTGGAGCTATGGAAAGTATACGCACGCGGGGTTACCGGTAAAATAAGCGGGCTGGTATTTGATAACTGGCACATTTGCGAAACTATCCCTACAGATGCGACATTGATTGCGGCGGGGCTCGATTTCGGCTTTACCAACGATGAAACCGGCTGCCTGTTGGTTTATAAACAAAACGGGGAGCTTTGGGTAGATGAGATACTTTATCAAACCGGCCTTACCAATACGGATATATCGCAAAAGCTACCAGAGTCTGGTATAAGTAAAACAACGTCAATAATAGCCGACAGCGCCGAACCAAAATCTATTGAAGAGCTTAAACGTTTAGGCTGGCATATCACCGGCGCAAAAAAAGGCGCTGACAGTATAAAAAACTCTATAGACATTCTTAAACGGTATAAAATTAACGTTACCCGCAATAGTGTTAACCTGCGTAAAGAATTAGGCAGGTATAAATGGAAAACAGACAAAAGCGGGAATACCATAAACCAGCCTGTTGATACCTATAATCACCTGATAGACCCCTTACGCTATGTAGCGCTGAACAAATTGAATACCAAAGGTAACGGCAGCATAAAAACCAGACTGCCTGCGCCCGAACCGCCGAAAGCACGAACCATTGAAGGGCTGATAGGCCTTGCTTAAATACACCCATCCCTGTAACTCACATGCATTAATAGCTCCCCCTTCAGGGGGTTGGGGGGCTCCTTTTTTATGATAGAAAGAACACTTGCTACAACACATGGCCAATTGCCGGTTAAGATACCATCGCAATTAAATGAAGTTACCCTTGGGCAAATGATAGCCTTACAGGATAACCCTGAACTTGGTGACCTGGATGCCATTAGTATATTATCGGGCATACCTGTTACCGACCTGCAATCGGTACGTAACGCAAATGATTTTATACAATTCGCGGATGCTGTACTCTCTTTATCGCACCAAATAAAACATTTGTACAACAGCGATGATATACCCCAAAAAATAACTTTAATGGTGGGTGATAAGCCAGTTATTGTAAAGGTTGTAAACAACCTTTCGGTTGAACCGGCAGGGGCATTTATGGCTGCGCGGGATGTTATTGCCGACGAGATAACCGAACATATTAAAATATACGGCGAAGATAACTGGAAAGAGTATTTTAATCCCTCGCTTACTGCTTGCTGCAAAATATTGGCCTTTTACTTTTATTGCCTAGCCACAGGAAATGTATATGATGAATATGCCGCGGCGGCATTTACCGAAACCATAAAAAACATACGGGTAACGGAGGCACTGCCCATAGCAAAACATTTTTTTATGAGCTATCCCAACTTATCGAAGCCGAGAACAGGCTTCTGGCATCGGCTGCTACGGCTTTAGAAAAAAGGGCGGGCATACACGCCTTCGAAAAGTTCAGGTACATCAACACCATAAACTCGTTGGCGGGAGGCGACATCACCAAGTGGAGCCTGGTGCTGGCCATGCCTTACGAGCGCGTGCTTACCAAACTGCTGCTTAACAAAACCGAAGCTGAATACCAGAAACGTTATAGCGAGATGATGTAAAGCCAGTAGGCAGTTAACTGTTGGCAGTTGGCAGTTTCCGATAACTAATCTCTAATCAACCAATCACTATTCTCTAACAAATGCGTAATCAAATACAAGCCGTAACACAAAGCCTTACCGCTAATCCGTCATTCTTATATGGTACCGAAAAAGAGTTGAACACCCTGGCAGATGATGCTGCCTTTCCGTGTGTATTTATGTATCCCATGCAACCCATTTTGGTATCGCCGCAGGTAAATGGTTCGGTAGATAATACTTTTACCGTTTACCTGGAATTTTTGTACAAAACAGAATTCGGGCAGTTTACCGCGGAGAACGAAACCTATATACAGCAAGCCCTGCAAATGGCCAACGAGTTTATAGTAAAGGCGGCCAAATATCGCGATGGCAACGGCCGTTATTTTCGCATTAAAGCGGGCGAAAAAGCAAAGTGCCTGCCGGTTTACAACAAGTTTGACGTGAACACCACGGGTGTAGGCCTCACCATAACCCTTAATACCATGTATTACAACGCCTATTAAGTCTGCCTTTTTTAAGCCTTTAATTTTAACCATCACCAAAATGAATTTGATAGCCAATATCGAAACCTATAACCTGCCGTCAGTAATATTGGATAGTAACAATAGCAGGTCGCAGCAGGCCCGTGTATCTATAGCCATTTACGACCCTGTAACCGGAAACCCTACAAATGGCAACAACTGTAAGGTTACCTACAAATTAACCGACGAGTTTAACAATACATCAACCCTAAGCGCGTTTGTTCCCGGTTTAAGCGTGGTGATCTACGAAGGAGAAGTTGGACGCGTTATTTTTGACAGGCCCTACCATGTGGTTTCCTCCGCTGCAAAAAAATTTGAGATAGTTTCTATTACCGGCGGCGAGGTGCCCTTGCCCCCGCCCCCACCCGGCGATATCCAGATCATCAGCTTAGATATTAGCCCGGAAACATCTTCAGGAGCTCACAACGGCCAAGTTACGATAAATGCAAGTGCTACCTACTTACCCTTGGGTTATGCAATTGATGGGATCACTTCGCAGGCCTCGCCAATATTTACCGGCCTTGCGGGCGGGACGCATACAATTGTTATAACAGATGCAAACGGACAAACATCAAGCAAAACGTTTTATATACCTACGGTTAACAACCTACTTGTTTCAGATCCGTCGGTTACATTGCCGGGCGGTAATATATCCCGCTGGAACGCTGCTTTCAACCCGGTTGTATTCACCTATCAGCGTAAGGACTTTTACGTTACCGACTTGCAATTGCACACTATAAACGGTAAAACACGTGTAGTTATCAGTGATGATGCATCGGCTGTTACAGCAGGGGATTTGATCTATATAGAAACGCCCGCCTGCACAGGCACATTTAAGGTTACCGAAAAATACGCCAATAATATACTGGTTATTGATACACCCTTTACAGCGGGCAGCACGGGCTTTATCAACATAAACCGTTTAAGGCCATATTATAAAATACTTACCCGTGTTACTTTTTTTGACAAACTAACAGGGACGGAGAGCAGCATCATATCCACCAACCGCCCCAATAATAAAGGCATAACAAAGGCAGATATTTCGAACTTTTTACAAAGCCTATTGCGCGCTAAGGACGCAAGTGATTATACCCAAAGTAATTACAGGGACGATAACCTGAGCGCCAGCTATAAAATAGCCTACGCCGAAGAATGGGAAGGCCATACACCGGTGTTTAATTTTATCGACCACCCTTACTATGTGGTATATGCAGCCAAACAATTAGGCGAGCGTTATGGCGGCAACCTGGCGGCTTACGTACCTTTTAGCACGGCACCTAATGGTGCGGATAAAGCCCGATGGATAACCGATTTTGCCGAACCGGCCTACAGTAATAACTACCCTTTTGATATCAGCTTTATTTACAGTGAAGACATGGTAGGCCGCGACTTGTACGGTGAGTTTACCCTGTTGGATATTAACCGTAACCCATTGCCAGGTGGCCCGCAAATACAGCACCTGCTTAACGATGACGGCTCGTGGCTGCTTACCGAGGACGGCAGCAAATTTGTAATTGCCGATCAAAACCAGCTGATAGTACAGCTGCCCGAACAGCTCGGCCTTAATCGCTTGCTTATCCCGGGTCCGTTTGCTGAAGATGTTTATTACCTGGACGTAGCCCTTAAGTATGATGATTCTGACGATGTTACGCACACTGTTACCCAAAAGCAAACCATACGGGTTGACGACGCGATTGACGACCAATCGGTTTACCTGCGGTGGATCGGCCTAAGCGGGAGCTGGAATTACTACCGGTTTATTTACAACCAGGAAGTAAGCCTCGACGTGCAAAATGCTGTGATCATTAAAAACTACGTAAGCGACTGGGAACACCAGGACAGCATTGAAGAAGTAATAAGTAAAACCGCCGGCCAAAAGGTAAAGGTAGTGGCCGAGGACCTTTCTGTCGCCGATATTAAAGGTTTACAGTCCATCAAGTACTCGCCTAAGGTGCAAATGCTGGTAAACAAAAACCCGGTTAAATGGCAAACCATTGTCATCAACACAGCAACTTACAGCGAGTACGAAACCCGCAATGGCCAGGCGCCATTCAGCGTTACGTTTAACATGCCGGCCATTAATATACAGGTGCAGTAATGCCTGTTGTAATGTTGAATTTAAAGTATTAAAAGTTATCAAACTTTACTTATCAACACATAAACAACAAACCTTTTGATACCCGTTAGCCAGCGGGTCATTTACTTAAACTCAGCACTTGCAAAGTATGTGAGCCGTCTGTATTATTGTTCTTTATGGTAAGCGTTATCTCACTGTCAGACAGTTTGGTTACAGTAAAAGTGTTATGATTTACAAGGAAGAACATGGGCTTAACGGTCAATACAGAATTTTCAAGGGTATAATTGAAGCTAACCAGATTCGCGTAAATTGGGTCAGCGGGGTGTTGCATTCCAGTGCCATTATCATAAAAAGTAAAATGGGTACTTGGGTCCGCGGGATCATACTTTGTATCCGATGATACCTGTTCCGCGCCATTAACAACCGTAGCAACTTTATATGCTGTTGCATGCCATTCGCCTTCAATTGAAGCGGCAACATTCTTACTTTCCTTTTTGCAGGCTGTTAAGCCTGCTGTAAATAGGGTTAGCAATAAAAGAACTTTAAATTTCATGTAATGAGGCGTTTAATGGTTAAGTAACCAAACATATTAATTTTTCTATTATCATTTTTTAAATAAATGAACCAACTCCAACTATACATAAACGACGAACTTGTTGACCTGGCCGACGATAGCCCCGTTGCGCTCACCTTCCAGATAAATAACCTGGCCGAGGTAAAAAACCAGCAAGGAAATACCAGCAACCAGTTTAAGCTGCCGCTTACGCAGCGCAACCGGCAAATATTAGGTTTTCCGGATGATGTGGCTTTTACCACTTCTCTCCCGTACGATAACTACCAGGCCAGGATCATTCAGGACGGGCTGGAAATTGTACCCGCCGGGCTGGCCGTTTTAAACAGCGTTGATAACGATACCGCGGCCATCACAGTACTAAGCGGCAACGTTGATTTTTTTGACGCACTGGATGTAAAGATCTATGACATGGGCGATAGCACTACCACCACAGGTGCACGCAAAGCCTTTGAGCAATACATGCACACGTGGAAGGTAGCCAGCGTTGTTAATTCGCAAACGAACACCGATGGCTGGATATGGCCTGTGGTTGATTATGGGCTTATCCCCGCCGATTTTGTAAACAACCCGCAAATAGATGTGCGCTACATGCGGCCGGGTTTCTTCCTGAAAACCGCTATCGATAAGTTTGTTGCCCTGGCCGGGTACAAGGTTAACCCCGATTCGTTTTTACTGAAGCAGCCCATGTACGAAAAGCTGATCGTGCAGTTTGCAGGTGATAGCTTTGAGCATGGTACCGATTATCAGAAGTCGCCGGATGAGCAGGGGGTACTGGCTACGCTGGGTCGTAATTTTCAGGCATCGCATCCCAACACCCACAAGGCAACAGGTATAATCCCCTTTGTAAATGTGGTGAATAATAAGAATGGCAACTACAACCCATCCACGGGCGTCTATACGGCTACATCTGTTGTTAAAGTTAATATGACCTTAAAAATACCCTCGTTTTATTTTCATGGTCGCCTTTCAAGTGATTACAAATCCAATGTGGAGATCAGGCTATTTTTCCATGACCCTATAAATGGCGATACAGATTTAACAGCAACACAATTCGACTTGACAGATGCTATTCTTGACCAACCGATCAACTATGCTAATATCACCGGCTCAAAAAAAACTACCGAGTTGGTTACCCTCTCTGCCCCTGCCGAACTTGTCCCGGGTTGCCAGTTAATGGTTGTTTATGTGTTTCAGGGATACACCGGCTCTGATTTCAGCATGCCGGCAAATTGCGAATTATCCATCACTGCCGATAATCACGATGTGCTGTACGGCCAACAAGTGCAGTGCGAGCGCATCTTCCCCGATATCACCCAAAAAGATCTGCTGAAAGATACCCTGCAGCGTTTCGGCATTATCTGCCAAACCGATAACACCAACCGCATGGTAACCTTTTCATCCTTCAGGGATATTGTAGAAAACATACCCAGGGCGCTCAACTGGACCGGCAAATGCCTGGACCAGGGTAAAACTGTTACCTTCCAGTTAGGTAATTATGCGCAGATAAATAATTTGCTGTATAAAGAGGACGAGGGCATTTTTCCGCAAAAGTTTGGCAACAGTCAAATTAAAATTGCCGATAAAACCCTGCCCCTGAACGCCGATTTATTTGAGAGCCAGTTTGCCGCCACCCTTAACCGCCCCTACCTTAACGGCAGCATAGCGCAGATACTAAAGGTTGACACCAGGGATGACCCTGAAACGATTGATTTTAGTATAAGCACCCAGCCGCGTATACTGATCAATGAACATTACGACCTGAAACAATACAGTAAACAAATTACCTTTACCGATGGTGCCGTAACCCGGGTGTATAACGATGTGATATCCGTACCATACTTTTATAAAAGCGGCGGCACACACAGCCTGCAATGGGAAGACCTGCGACTTAAATACTACCCCGAACTGGAGAAAATACTGCAGCAAACCAAAAAAGTTGAACGCTATTTTATGCTTACCCCGCGTGATATCCTGGAGCTTGACCTGCTCATCCCCATTTACCTGGAGCAGGACAGCGCATACTATTACATTAACAAGATAGACAGCTGGCGCAAAGGCCAGCCGGTGAAGGTGGAGTTGGTGAAATTGGGGTAAAGGATGCTGTTAAGCAGCTAATAATTTAAAAAAAATGTTTTTGAATTGTTAAAAACTATCAATACATTTACCAATAAAATTAGCAAAACCTTATTATTACCAAAACCTTATTATGAAAAAGTATTACTTTTTGGTGCTTCCATTTTTCTTGAGTGCTTGTACACAGAAAACAAATTCAAAATACACCTACACTGCAATGCCCAAAAATGAGTTGGAGTTTATTAAAGAATTAAACCTAATAGACTCTGCTTTTCAGCGACAAAACAATGAGATCACTAAAAAGGAGTTTCTTGAAAAGGGAAAGAAAGATGTATCCAACTATGTTTTAAACCATCTGAAGATTGATAATTGGGTAGCAATAGTAAATGAGATTGAAGTTGGAGAAACTGATTTAGCTAAGTATATAAAAGTTGAGCTAATGGTACCTAATGCTAATTGGCGTGAAGACAAATACCCCGAATTTAATTCCTTAATACTTGTAAATACTATTTTGGATAAAGATAGTAAAATTAAAGATCAGTTAAGAGCCATAAAAAAAGGTGACGAGGTTCTAATTTCTGGAAATATTGTTAAAAGTTTATCCGATGGCATAAATGTAATAACGCATAGCCCTTCTGGTGACGAAGAGTCTACTTTTAGCAACCTGGAACTATCTGTTGATTTAACTGACATTAAAGGGACACATTGAAAATAAACGTATTAACCAATTTGTAATAAACCGCATTGCGGCTTATATTTTCCATTAAATTATGCCAATAGGCATTTAATACATAATAATATATCAGATCAAAAATTACTGTTGATATTAATATCAACGCCGACAGTTTAAATCAAATCCCTCAATACAAAGCAGCCTTTGGACTATTATTTACCCACCCAGCGTACTATTCTATGTAATAAAAAATCACTATATCTCCTGCAAGTGTCCGATATATAACATTTAAAATATCTTTTTGCTGAATGTTATTCTCGTTAACAAAATTTGCAAGTTTCTCTTCTTTCGACCAACCTGAAAACTCTTTAAATATTAATTTTCTCATAACTTTTTTATTTATCAATAATAATAAATGACATGGCAGACGACGACAAAATTTCTATTAATATTAGCATTGACGTCAAAACAATGTTAACAAATACATAAATTCATTTAATGCTTTGCGAAGTGCTGTCAATAGCCTATCTCAGCTTTTAAATTCATTTTCAGGTAACATAAACACTTTGAATAAGAATTTGTCCCCCCACTGGTCGAAGTTTGCAACTTCGTCCTAAAACCGGGCAATAGTTTTCTTTGCAACCTATCTAAAAATGCTGTTGTCTTATTGATGTTTCCCTTTTTTCCAAATATCACTAACCATAAGGTCAATATTCCATGGAAGGTCTTGGTCATAAAAGGTTGCAAAATCTATCTTCCCTTTATTATTAAAGTGAGTAACTGCGCCAGATACTATTATGGTGTCGCCCTTGTTCAAGTCTTTAATAAGTGTTAATTGCTTTTTTAGCGGCGCGCCTTTGGGCAACTTTGGAATAGTATAGGTGAAGTTAACCCTGTTATCAATAGCGATAGTGTCAACAGAATTGTCAACTTTTATAGGGGAAACCACTTTCAAGTTATAAATGGGATTTTCATCCCACCCAAATATTTGACTTATAGTGTTTGCATCAGACCTATTATCATTAACTTCATCAACAATAAACTCCCAGTTTTTAAATTCTTTGAGGGTATCTTTTGCATACTTATTAAAATCTTCTATATGTGCATCCTTTTTTATTGAGTTTGAAGTGATACTATAATCAGATTCGGCACGAACCTTATTTAAAAAATAGATCTGATCTTTCGGACGCAAATCAGAGTCAGCTTTAGTATCCTGGGTCTGAACATTTTTATTTGCGTTTATGGCTTTTTCTTTAGTTTGATTTTGGCATCCAAATAGTGTGATACTTAATACAACAGCTAAAAGTGGTTTAATACATCTCATCTGATAAGGTTTATTTCTTTTAAAAATGCTAATATAATTGGCATATACCTAATCATACTAAAACTAATATTCCAAATAACATAATTAACATATAATATGAATACAGATTCACAAAATATTGGTATTACTAACGATGATATTGAGAGAGCCAAAAAATATAAAGAAGCGCTCGATAATTTAAAGAGTTCGGTGATTGGCCTTAACATAAGCTACCGGAATTTGCCGATAGTTTAAAGGCACATCTGGAGATTAACAACTACGTTAAATAGTTTGATAGCTTACGCAGCTCAATAAATAGCTTATCACACCTACAACTTCATTTTCAAGTTATGCATAATACCATAGTGTCGGCCCACCTAATGCTTCGGTAATAATTAAAATATCTTCTCTTTTAATATTAAACTCCTTAACAAATTCTATCAGATCTTGTCGGATACGAAAAGCTTTTACGTTTAATTCTTTCATAATTTTTTCTTTAAATATTAATATGGCCAATGATAATAAAATTTCTGTCGATGTTACCGTATCTGGTGATGGACAGAAACAAATAGATACTACGTTAAATCATTTTGATAGCTTACGTAACCCGATAAGTGGGCTATCGCAGCTATTTAAAGCCAATTAAATGCCATTTGGCACAAATTTCAACATCTGATACTAAAGAACAGTTAGATAAAGATTACTATTCTTTGGTATAGTAAAAGAGGCTAAAATCACCGTTCCCGGTTTTACATACAATTTGAAGTATATCTTCCTGTTTGATATTATTTTCGTTAATAAAATCTGCAAGTTTCTCATCCTTCGAAATTCCACCAAAAGTTTTAAATCTCAATTTTCTCATATTCTTCTTTTAAATAAAACAATTATACTAACATGGCGAACGATAACAAAATGTCAGTTGATGTGATAATCAACGATGACGGGCAAAAACAAATAGACAAATACACTCATTCTTTTGATTCTTTCCGTAATTCAGTTAATAACTTGTCACAACCACTGAATTCATTTTCAAACAATCTAAACGCACTTGATAAAAATTTATCCAAATACACAGATTCATTAAGTAAACTTAATAGTCAAAATAAGGAGGCCACAACTATTGGTGAAGATATAGATGAAAAATTCACTAAGACCTTAAACGTTTTCTCAACTGGGATAGGCATTCTTAAAGCATTTAAAATAGAATTAAAAGCATTAGCTGTAAGCTTAACAGGGGCCTTGCTATTATTACCGCTTTCCTTCCCGAAATATTAAACTTTGCCAAAGCATTATTTACCGGTAAAGACTCCTTAAACGCAACGGTTTTAAACTTTAAAAATCAATTTTTAAAAATGCCAAAACCAAATCTCGCATAATCAAAAACTTATTTGCTTTTACTAAATCGCATCTTTATATTTACCAATAAAATTAGCAAAAACTAAATTATGGTATTAAATAATCTATTGTGATGAATAACTCTAAAAATTCTAAGCTCCTTTTAAGATCGGTATATATCTCTCTTATTGTTTTGGCAATAGGGTTGCTTATCTATCTTAATTTCCAAAGGCTTTACGCCGTTTATATTTATACATTTAAAACAGAAGGATTTGAACGGGGAGATAAAGTGTATGCCTCAAATGCCTCAATAGGCTCAAAAAATAAAGAAACCGCAATTGCGGCCTTGCGAATGATAAGGCCCATGACAGAAGAAGAAGTCAAGGATATTATTATGATGTCGCCGGATCAACGTATGCTTTTTTTAAAAGTTGCCCGAAACCCAAATTCAAAGCCATATCTAACATACCTTATGTCGTATTTTGATACCAAGGAAATTTTAAAAAGCAAAGTTACAGTTCTTGGAGAATATCAAGCTGCCTTGATAACACGTTTAAAGCCGCTTAACCAGGATAAATTATATTATGCTACATTTTATGCACTTAAGCCTAATAAAAAGATTTATCGCTTCGAATTTAGCAACACTGAACTACCTGATGGTTACACTTTAGCTGATAGCCTGGTGTATGTAGATCCATTTTTTGCAAGCAATAAAATAACGTCTATTAAATAAGAAGCACTTGCTTTTTACTTAATAATTATGCCAAATAGAATATAAATCATAAATACATGTCAGATCAAAAAATCAATGTTGATATTAATATCAACGCCGACAGTTTAAATCAAATCCCGCAATACAAAGCTGCCTTTGATAGTTTAAAATCTTCAATAGATAATGTTAATAAGGAAATAATAAAATACAATAATCAAAATAGGGAAAGTGTAACTTGGGGCACAAAAATTAAAGGGGTAGTTAAAGAATTATACGAAACTTACGATACCTGTAAAAAGGTTATCAAAACGGCAAGCGACGTATTTAAAAGCTGGACAAATGTTGCCTCAGTAGCTTTTACCCTCATAACAACATACGGTCCGCAGGTGCTTGACTTTTTAAGCGATATGTTTCAATCAGATAAAACGAAAGAAGCCGCTGAAGCATTAAGAACTTACAAAGATGTAATGGCCTCGTATATAACCAACGTATCTGATGAAATATCCCAATTAGGGATGTTGGTTAATATTGCCAATAGTGATACACTATCTAAAGAAAACAAATTAGAGGCCGTTAAACAACTGAATAACCTTTCACCTCAATACTTAAACAACCTGACACTTGAAAACATCAAAACAAAGGAAGGAATTGGTTTATTAAATGAGTATACGGCTTCTTTAAATAGAAAGGCAATGGAAGAAGCAATCCAATCTCAAAGAGTTGATTTAGTGAAACAGCGACTGACATTAAAACCCGAATATGATGAAAAGAAGCGATTAGTAGAAGATTTCAGAACGGGAAAGAGAAAAAGCAAAGAACCTTTCAAACAATTAGGTTATAGCACAGGAGCCGGCTATGTTGAAGGAAGCGAAGGTTATATTGATGTGCGAAAGCCCGCAGAAAAAGCCTTTACAGAAGTTGCCAAAAAAGATGCAGACATTCTGAAAAAGATAAGTTTACTTGATAAAACTTTATCTGAGTCCCTCGTAAGATATGCACCAAAACCTGATTTGAATAAGGCTCGCGATAAATCATATTGGGAAATACAGTTAGCCAATCAACAAAAAGAACTTGATAAATTGGATGCAGGTTCTAAAGATTTTGAAGCTAAAGCAAAACCTATTATCAAACGAATAAATGAAACTAAGAAAACCTTAAACATGTATTCTGTTAACGAGATTAAAATATCCGTTCCGTCAAAACGCAACGAACCTAAATCGCCCAAACCGGATGCGCCCAGTGGCGAACAACTAATGGCTGCACATGCCAAAACGTTAACGGAAACTATTCAGTCCGATAAAAAAGCTTACGACCAGGAAATGGCCTTGCTGGATAAGCAAATCAATAAGAAACTTATTAACCAGGCCGAATACAATAAAAAAAGCCGCGAACTGCAGGAACAATATCATCAGTCTATAGGCAAGATGACCAATGAGTTTATCAAACGGGACATGCAGGCTACTTTGGAACATTCAAAACAAGTAGCAGAAGCTGAAAGCCGGAAAAAGGGTATTGAACAGGACGAGAAAAATGTAAAAAAAGCCATACTACCATGGAAACAGTTTGAGGCCGAGAAAAAGCTGATAGAGGATAAATTTGCTTTCGAGATTTTCCAGGCCCAGGGTAACGAAGAAAAAATAAAAGAAATAAAGGAAAAAAGCCAACAGGCCCAAACGGAGTTAGCTCAAAAGTACGAGCAGCAGCGCAAGGATTTTGCCCTGAACACTGCCCAGCAGGTGGCAGATAAAGCTTTCTCTATCATTGGTAACAACATCAAATCCGCAAGCGATGCCAAAATAAAGGGGCTGGAAAAAGACAAGGCCGGCGAGCTAAGCAATAAAAACCTCACCGAAACGCAGCGCAAAGCCATTGAGGATAAATACCAAAAAAAAGAGGCCCAGGAAAAGGTAAAGGCATTCAAGGCTGAGCAGCGCATGTCGGTACTGCAGGCAGTAGTGAACGGCGCGCTGGCGGTTACCAAGGCAACCGCGCAAACGGGCGTGTTGGCGCCATTTGTTATCCCCGGCATTATAGCCTCAACCGCTTTGCAGATAGCCACCATTGTAGCCCAAAAACCACCGGCGTTTGCCAAAGGCGGCCGGTTCGTATCTGATGGTCGTGGTGCGTTGCTGCCCGGTTATAGCCGTACCGATAACACCAACGCCTACCTGCGCAGCGGCGAGGCGGTGGTAGTGTCGGAAGCGATGCGTAACCCCTGGGCTCGTAATTTGGTAAGCGCTATAAACGTGGCGCATGGCGGCAGGGATTTTTCGGTACCTAACACCGGCCGCGGCTATGCCATAGGCGGCATATTTACCGACGGCGGCAACGCCAACCGCTACTATAGCCAACCTGTTAACGATGTAAAAGAGCTGGCCAACACCATGGCCTACCAGATGATCAATAACTTCCCCCCTATTTATGTGGATGTGAAAGACGTTAACAACCAGCAGAATATACTGGCCCAAACGGTTAACAGGGTGAATTTGTAGACGAAGCCCCCTAACCCCCTGAAGGGGGAACAAAATTTTAAAAATATGAGCGAAACTAATAAAACTACCTCTCAAAAACTCCCCCTTCAGGGGGCTGGGGGGCTAAATATCCAAACAGCAAACACACTTTTCGACGAGGGGATCTTCTCGGCTATGTATAAGGCCGGGTTTATCACCACTAAAGTATTCACCTACCGCGAAATTTACCTGTGGGTAAACGCCCAAGTACAAACCCGCGGCATCAGCAAAAACCAGGCGGTGTTGGAGGCCGAAGTAAAGTTTGAAAAAGACGAGCGTACCATTTGGCGGGCATTGAATTGCTTTTCGGAGTAAGAGAGTGCGGCGATTAGGGTGCCTGTTGCGAAAATGTTAAGTACTGACAAAGTACTGTCACCATTGCAATCAATAATAGTCCCGATATTTGTATAGTTCGGTCGTCACAAATTTTGTCAGTTTGAGCCTGTCGAAGACTTAGCAAAGCGACTAATGGTTCGGCAAGCTCACCATGACAAGAACTACTGACAAAGTACTGTCACCACTTCAATCAATTATAGTCCCGATATTTGTATAGTTCGGTTCATCACATTTGTCAGTCTGAGCCTGTCGAAGACTTAGTAAAGCGACTAATGGTTCGGCAAGCTCACCATGACAAGAACTACTGACAAAGTAATGTCACCATCGCAATCGATAATAGTGCCGATATTTGTATAGTTCTAACGCCAGGTCATGCTGAACTTGTTTCAGCAGCTCTCTTGAAAAAGTTAACGTCGTACGGATTACTCGTACTATGAGATCCCGAAACAAGTTCGGGATGACGATAAAAAACACCACTGACAAACTACTGTGACCAAAACAAAAAACAATTATCCCGACCTTTGAATATGCCAACCGGCATTTAAAACCAATCGGGCTTCATACTGCTTCTAATGATCTTCCGGACGTTCGGACATCCCGACTTCCCGCGACTAAAAACAAAACATGAAAATATACTTATACGATACCGAAACGGATTGCATTGGCTCGGGTAGCCTGTCGTCCGCCTATGTAAAATCACAATTAGATGCTGCTGCCGGCGCCGATGTAGCGGTGCACATCAGTTCGGTAGGTGGTTCGGCCTTTGATGCCATAGCCATTTACGATCTGCTGAAAAAGTACCCCGGTAATGTCACCACCTACATAGATGCCCTGGCGGCGTCGGCAGCGTCGGTAGTAGCCATGGCGGGCAGCAAAATTGTGATGAGCAAATATGCCCTGCTGATGATACACAAACCAATGGTAGGCAGCGGCGGTAATGCCGATGAGCTTTTAAAAGATGTGCAGATGTTAAATGTAGTGCAATCGCGCCTGGCGCAGATCTACATGGACAGATCCGGGTTGGACGGGGTTACCGTTAATAGTTTGATCAACTCCGTCACCTGGATGACTGCCGACCAGGCGCTTAATATGGGTTTTGTAGATAGCATTGAAGATTACAGCGAAACCATCATCAACAGCGCACTAATCAAAAAATACACTGATACGGCACCGGCAGTTTACCAGCGCTGCATCAACAAGATCTTAACAAACAAAAGCAATATGAACATGGACAACAGAGAACTTATTGAACGCACCACCACCGTTCTGGATAAGATCATGAACTTTTTTAAGCGGGTGGTAAACAAACAAACCATCACAGACAAAGGCACTCTGCACCACGCCGGTGACATGACCGAAGGAACCGAGGTTTACCAGGACGAGGAGTTAAGCGAACCCGCAGTTACCGACACCTACACCACCCCCGAAGGCAAGCAGCTGGCCATAAAAGAAGGCAAGGTGCAAACGGTAAGCCCCGCCCCTGACGGCCAGGACGATGATGAGCAAGAAGAAGCGCCTGCATCAAAATTTAAGCTAACCAAAAAGCCTGGCGAAGTACAAAATAAACTACAGGAAATAAAAGCCCGCCTGCATGCTCAAAACGCATTGCTTAATGAGGCGAAGGCTGCCCTTGAAGATGCGCAAACCCGCCTCAACAAAACCCGCGAAGAAGTGAAGAACGAAATAAAAAGCGACTTCACCCCCGAAGGATCTAAACGCAGTAGCAAAGCAAAAACCGAAACCCAACCCTTTTTTGCCCCGCAAAGCACGCTGGCCCAAAACGCGGTGAAAAGAGCGGTGGGGAAATAACAGTAGCGAGTATTTAGTATCAAGTATCGGGATAAACCTCATTCCAAAATACTTGATACATGATACTTACTACTTGATACTAACTAAAAATACTAAAATCAACAAATGGCTCAATTTACATTTACAAACAACACCTATGCCGGCGAAGCGCTGGCAGGATTTATGGCAAGCACGCTGCTGGAGGCCGACTCCGTAAAGCGAGGGCTGCTAACCGTTATTAACGACGTAAAACAACGCAAGATCATCCTGGATGTGGACGACGACGTGGTATTGCAAGATCCATCGGGCATATTTGCCGATCAGGGCACCACGGCCCAGCAAACCGAAAGCTACCTTGACCCTGTTGTGTACGAATTTATGAAACAGGAACAATGGGACAAACTGGTACAATCATGGGAGAGCCAGCAGCTAAAACCCGGCGCGTTCCTTGATTACGAAGGCGTGGTAGACCTTAGCGACTTTATGGTGCAGCGTTACTTAACCAAAATACAAATAGCTAACGAGCGCTTGTACTGGCTGGGTAAGGGTTCTACCAAAGAAGCGGCCTTTACAGCACCTTTCACCGGTTTATTACCATCTATCGCGGCAGCAAGCGGTGTCTACAAAGTAGGCCTGGGCAAATCAGAAACCTCTATGGCAGCTACGGCAATCAGCGCATCCGGCGTAGTAACCGTAAGCAGTACCGCAGCCTTAAGGGATGGCGATGTGGTAACCATAACCGCGGTAACCGGCACAAGTAAAGATACTACCAACGGCGGAAGCGGTGTGGATGTTCAGGGCCAATCGTACTTTATACAGGTTATCAGTTCAACTACCTTTAAACTGGTACGTAACTACAACGAGGTAAATACCCGCAAGGCAGCAACTTTCAGCGGCACATCTACTGCGGCCACCGTTAGCTACATCAACGCGAGCAACGTGTTAGGTGTATTAACCGGCATCTACGCACAACTTGATCCGGCAGACCGCAGTCAGGAAGATTTTAACCTGCAAATACCTTTACACGTTGGCTATGCCTATGCGCAGGCACAGGCAGATAAAGCGGTGAACGTGTTAAACGCCTTTACCGATCCTAAAAAGATGGACTACCTGGGTGTACCACTACAACTGATGAACCACTGGCAGGCCAACACCATCTTAGGCGCGCGCTCGTCAAACCTGTTCCTTGGAGTGGACCTTTTGGGGGATGCTTCAGAACTGTCTACCGTTTACATGAAGCCTTATACCAACGATAACGTGGTGCGCATGAAGGCCCGGATGAAAGCGGCTGTAAACTTCAAATTTGCAAACGAGCTGTTCTACTTATCAGCTTAACTGCTGTGAATGGTGATTGGTTGATTATGTGAATAGGTAATACGCTTCATTATCAGCCATACAACCAATCAATTAAATCAACTACTTAACTTAATCAACTAATAATGTCAATTTACAATAAAATAAATGCAGGGTTTAGCCTGGGCACAAACGGGCCAATTACTTCGGGCATCGAAGATGTAGTGTACATATTTAACCAGGATGATATGGTGCTTACCTATGATGTGGCAAACCCGCTTATCATCACAGACCTTACCCCTGTTGCTACCGCCAAGGTTTACAAATTTGAAGGCACCAACAACAGTTTTAATACCATGAGCAAACTGGCTAAAACCCAGGTTGGCCCCCGCTATACCGAGGAGATAGATTTTAATATCGCCGGCTTGTCTACCGATGTTAAAGCCCAGTTAATGGCAATGGGTTATGGCCGCGTAAGAGCCATAGCGGTGAATAACTATAAGGACAGCGACTCGGCCGTAGAATTGTTTGGCGCGGTGAACGGCCTAATTGTTACCGAAGCAGAACGCAACGCAGCCGACGAAACTTTAGACGGCGGCTACAAAATCAAATTAACCAATCCGGATAAGTTGAAAGAACCATACCCTCCCCGTGCTGTATCTATCGCTCCCGAAAGCGGAGCAGCTACCTACGCCAGCACAATTGCAGCGCTTGAGGCATTGGTTGCGGTTTAAGTTTAGCTGATGGTTCACTGGTCATAGCATTTGATCGTGAACCATATAACCCACTGTGACCTATGAATCAAGAACTAAACTCATGAAAAAATATATTCTTAAACCCGGCACGCACCAGTTTGCCCCCGGCTCACCGGCAGTACATTGCAATAACAACTTGACCGATAAGGAAGCTGAATGGTATTTGCAGCGATACCCTCATATAGCAAAGCTGTTTACCCCCCAGCCCCCTGGAGGGGGAGTTTTCGAAATAAAGGAGGAAAAACCTAAAATGAAAAGACGTAGAATAAAAAGAGCTGGAGTTTCGGCTCCCTGTTCAGGGGGTGAGGGGAGCTTATGAAAACCTACTTACCACAAATTGAACGGCGTATACTGGTAAGGCCCAATCAAACCTTCGGCATACTCAACTACGATATGGATAATGCCTATCCGCAGCGTATGCTGGAGTTGGTTGGCCAATCCCCTACCGCCAAAGATTGCTGGAACAAGCGGGCAAAGTTTATTGCCGGCAACGGTTTTGAAGAAGCACCCGTCGGTAAGCAGATCATCAATGGGAAGGGACTAACGGTAGCTAAGCTATTAAAAGCTATCGCAACCGACAAGGCGCTATTTCGAGGGTTCGGCATTCATGTAAATTACAATGCAAATTTCAAAATAGCATCTGTTAACTACGTGAAGTTCGAGGACATCCGCATGGGTGATACCGATAATGCAGAAACTGCTGATAAGTTTGCGATCTATAACGATTGGGGGCGCAAGACCTGGAAAAACATCATGCGCAGCAAGATAATTTTCCTGGACGCGTATAATGCCAATGAAACGGTGATTGCACAGCAAGTTAACGCTGCCGGTGGCTGGGACAAATATAAAGGTCAGTTATATTATTTTAACCCCGAGGTTTGCGATTACCCGCTGATAGAAGCCGACTCGGTATGGGAGGATTTTGAAACCGAAGCCGGTATCAAGATCTTCAACAACCGCGAAGTAACTACCGGCTTTTTACCATCTACCATGCTGTTTATGCAATCGCGCCGCGAGGAAGCTGATAACAGTGCAGATAACGGCAATTCAAATACACCTTCGCAACTAGAAAAAGATCTGGGCACGTTCCAGGGTGCGAAAAGCGCGCAAAAAATAATTGTGATAGAGTATGAGGACGAAAACGCAAAACCCGAGTTTCAACCTTACGCTATCCAAAACAATGATAAGCTTTTTGAAACTACCGAACGATCTGTAGAAGCGCGGATCATTAAAGGCTTTTCGGTTCCAAAGGAACTGGTTAATGCCGAAAAAGCATCGGGCCTTAGTAACGGTGGCGAAAAAAAAGAAGCTATCCGCGAGTTTAACGACAACACTGCTCCCGACAGGCAGGAACTGAGCGAAGTATTTGAAGAATTGTTCAGCCATTTCTGCAGCAATATCAACCCAACTGCTAACTGGAATATTACCCCGGTACCCGCTAATGTGGCTGATGATATGATCGGCATAAGAGCGGGTGCAAACATTAACCAGCTTTTACAAGCTGCCATTCCCGCCAAAAGCAAAATAGCCGCCCTTGTATATGCTTATGGCTTTAAACAGGACGAAGCAGAGGCGATGTGCATCTAACATGCCGGCCGGCAAATTATTCACGATTATCAAAATATTAAACCTACCCGCCGGCTGGCGGAGATTGGAGGACTATGTTATGTTAAATTTAATTACCCCCGAAGCCTTGCAGCGTTATGCAGATATTGCTGCAAACATAAAACCGGAACGTATAAAAGTATTTATACAAAAAGCCCAGGAGCTGGACTTGAAGCCTTTTTTAGGCTACATCTTATATTATGATCTGATCAAGAACCTTGATACCGACGGCCTGTTAAAGGACGACGCCCCGCAACATTATAAAGACCTTGTGAATGGCTGCGAATATCTGGACGATAATGGTTACATTGTTTTATACCAGGGGCTGCTCCCGGTACTCTCCTATTTTGCTTTTGCCCGCTTTATTGAGGCAGACAGCGTACACTACACTGCAACCGGTCCCGTAACTAAACGTTACGATAATGCCGATGCTTTGCCTGCAAAAGATATTATAAAACTGGTACAGCAACAACGGAGCACGGCCAATGCCTATGCTAACGAAACCGAACGCTTCCTGTTAGATCATAGAGAAGATTTTCCGGTATGGCATTATAACCAGAAAAATAAAAGCAGCAGACAGGCCGGTCCGCGCATTCGCTCCGTTGACATCACAGATTTCAACTTTCCGGCTGACAACTTTAGTACGAATCAACTACTAACCGAATTTTTAAACTGATGGCGATAGATAAAAAATTAAGTGATCTGCCGCTTATAAGCACTATCACAGCGGCTGATAAATCTATACTTATACAAAACAACGCCGATTATCAGTTCAGCTTTAATAGTCTCCTTGAGTTTATCAATTCGGGATTAAACACAGGTGCGACTGTTTCATTTGGTATTTCCTTACCTCAAAATACCATCGGCAAAAACGGCGACCTGTTTATCAATACCGCCAATGGTACGTTCGCGCAAAAAACATCCGGTGCCTGGTTAGTAAAATATACCCTGCCATCGGCAGATGCCGCGAAAGATGGAACCGTTTTGTATGGATCGGGCGCGCCGGGCACAGGCATCGGCGTTAATAATGATACCTATATCGATACAAATACAGGCATCTTTTATCGTAAAGCATTAGGTGCGTGGTCGCAGGTATTTTCTATGCAAAACGGGCCGCAAGGGCCGCAAGGCGAAAAAGGCGACGCAGGAACTGCGGGGCCGGCGGGCAAAACAGTTTTAAATGGCACATCTAATCCATCAAACTCGCTTACCGGCAATGACGGGGATTTTTACCTCAATACAAGCACATATATACTGTTTGGGCCTAAAACAGGAGGCATGTGGGGCACCGGCACATCATTAATTGGCTTACAGGGCGAGGTAGGAGATACAGGCCCGGAAGGTGAAAAAGGAGATCCGGGCCACGGTATACCTACAGGTGGTGCCACGGGGCAAATATTAGGAAAGATTGACGATGATGATTATAACACCGGCTGGCTGGAAAACTCTTTCTCTAATTTGGCTGGCCAGCCAGAGGACAATGCTGCGCTCGGCGACGCATTGGGCACTAAGGTGGATAAGTTAACAGGCTATGGTTTAAGCCAGGAAAATTATACCACAGCTGAAAAAGGCAAACTTGCAGCGTTATCTCAGCATTTTAAAGGTAATTACACCACCCTTTCGGAACTTTCAACCGCTAACCCTGCCGGAGAATCAGGGGATTATGCTTTTGTGGATGCCGGGATAGGCAACGAAGCCAAAATGTACATCTGGGACGGCGACGACAATGTTTGGCTGCTTAGCTCCGGCGGAGGCAGTTCTCCTGATGCAACCGAAACCTTACCCGGAATAGTCGAACTTGCTACCATCGCAGAAGCCCTGGCACGTACCGACGACCAGCGGGCAATGACTGCCTTGAAGACAATAACGTTGATACTCGACGAGAAAAAGAAGGTAAGTTACCAGATCAATCCGTATGGATTAAATGAGGTTTCGGTGTTGATGGAAAATGGGGGGCAGGTAAACAGCATCCTTATTTCGGGCGCTACATCCCCCAAACTGAAAATTGGCACCGCAGGTTCTTACCCTGCCGGTTCGCAAACATTTCCATTTGCCTATGCTGCAAATGATAGGGTTTTTATAACATATAATTACAGCGACTTGGGTAACGCGAGCTGTAATATCAAACTTAAATGTCAGGATAATTAACGGCCTAGCCCTCCTGAACGCTTTTTAAAAATTGAACAATCAAAAATTATGAGTGCAACATATAATTGGGCCTACCGGCCCGGAGTAGCAAATAAATATGGGATAACTATACCCGCAGGGGCGGACAACGTAAGGCCTGCCGGGTATTGCTATATAGCATTATTCGGTAGCGACATCAGCGGTAACGGCAGCAGGCTTTTGCCTTACAAAACGTTTGCCAAAGCTTATTCTGTTTGCGGAACCGTAAGCTACATTTTCGGTAGTGGCGTATATAGGGAAATAATTTCAGATCCAATTGTTATTTGTATAGGTGACGGTGATGTTATTTTCAACGGGACACAGCTCACATCGATGGAAATGATGACATGCTATAACATCAAATTTGTTAACTGGACCAATAGTTTTTCAAATTTACATTGGCCTTTAACCGACGTTACGTTTGAAAATTGCGTAAACTGCTTTGGCTCTATGACAAGTTTTGGTCAGGCATCGAGAAGTTGGAAAAACGTTACAATAAACAGCTGTACAGGTATTTTAAGAATCGGAAATACATCAGGTTTGATGGTTGGTTATCAAAATCAAGTAACCTTTTATAACTGTTCTAACCTTGGTATTATTGGTGATGATGTTTTGAACAACAATATCAATATGATTTTCCATAGCTGTAATATTTGGTTTGATAAAGCTTCCTGCCTTTCGTATTCTCTATTCTTTAATTGTAGGTTTGCTTTCGCCGGGGCACGCCCTACGTTATCCACTGGCTTTACATATTATGGAGCTATTGCAGATTTACGTGCAGCCCATCTAATAGCTTTTCCAGCTCTAGTGACCAATTTCATCGGATGTTCGATAGCCGACCCTAAATTTAATAATCCGACAATCGGGGATTTCTCCTTAAGATTTGATAGCCCGGCAAAAAATCTTTCCTATTTTGGGACATATGTAGGCGCAAGAAGCATAGCACAGGGTTTAAGAGTCAGAGCAATTGAAGGTGATGGCGATTTTGATTTCTCTACAGCGGTAAATTGTACGATAGCTGATGATAGCATCATACCAACTGATCCAAATATAGATGCTATTATCGAAACAAAAACAATAGAAAACACTTTGGGCAGGCAGATTAAATCCATTCCACTTCAATACTTTAATGCCGACAGAAATGGTCAATACGTTGATAGTATCCCTGATTTAGATATCATAACCAAGGCTGCCGGTGACACTCTTACGATACCGGCAAGCTATCTTGTTGAAGGAGGTTCAATAAGTTACAATTCGGCGACTTATACCGCTGGTCAAAGATTTACGACTGTCACCGGACATACTAACTTTACAACCGGCACATCCGGTGTAGTCAGAGAGATCTTAGAAGCCCCACAAAGGCATACTATAGAGATGAAATTAAGCGATGTTCAGCCTTTTACAACCGAAGCCTTTAATCATTTTGAGCCAGGTATTACACCCACAACCAACAATCTAGGAGATAGCCGCACAGGAGCAATTATCAGGGGAAACGGCGACCCGGCTTTTGTAAGGGGCGCCACCGTGGAATTCCCTGTAAATAGCAGGTTTATCAAGCTTAGATTTACAATACGAGTCAATAATTTAAAACCTTAAAGATGGCCTACAAAGTATTAAGCGGCGAGCTAGTCCTAGGTGTGCTATATTATATATCTGGATCTCAATCAGTGATTTATGACTCTTCAATATACAATTCAGGTCTGTATTTTAGAGCCGGAACCCTTAAAACATACTCATATACCGGAGTCGGATCGCAAGAAGTAAACGAAGTAGCCGAAATTAGAGGATTAGCACTTGAGTATTTTGAAATAAGGAGCGACCAGCCGAATTATAATGAAAGTACGATATTTAAGGGTTTTAGTTTAGAGTATGATTTGAACGAAGCCGAGAAAACGGTAAATGAAACAACAAAAATTCAGAGTTGTGCAATTGAGTTAACCGATTATCCTTTTTTTGCTCTTTCCATAACAGAAAAACGTCTATAGCTGATGCTTGTTCATGTAGACGTTATTTGAATAATGTAATTTAGTTCTAACGTTATAAATTGGGCTCAATTCGTAAATATTGAATATTTCAAAGTCGTTTTTCTCCATGAAAATATCCATATCTGAAAAGTGCGTTTTTGTAGCTGTCCTTTGATACCCAACCTCTGTAACTATATATCTCACTTTTTTTAAGTAATCGCCCATACCCTTTAAAACTTCGAGCTCATAACCCTCTACATCAATTTTTAATATATCAATGACACCGGTAATTTTCTGTTCTGACAAAAAATTATCTAGCCTTAAAACGGTAACTTTTTGTGTGGATTGGGCTATTTCGTCATAGCAAGCTTCTTTTAGGGTGTTGATTGTTGCGCTATTATAAACGGGGATTTCTAGGGTTTCAAATTTATCTCCTAATGCAATATTAAAAGAGCTTATATTTTTAAAACGCTTAGTTGACTGCTGTAATTTATCAAACGATTCGTTTATAGGTTCAAAAGCAAAAATCTTAGCTGATGGAAACCATTTACTAAATTGTATGGCCACGTCGCCAACATACGCTCCTACATCTAGAATTACATTTGCATCTCCAATGGTTCGTTTTAAATCAAATATGCAGTTTCGCCTATATGGGTAATTTTTTTTAACAAAACTCAGACGTGAATTTATTAATAGGTTTTCGGCCTTGTCAATCGCCTGTCCAATAAATAGTTTCCAATTCATTTGAGCACTTTATAAGAATTCTAAAGTTAGTAACAAAACTGTACAAATCATTTTGTATTATATCAAATCGATCGATGACATATTCCAACCTTAGTTTACGCTGCTTTCCTATGGCCTATCTATATAATTATCATTCTTATGGAAAAAAAATACACCTTTTGGGAACGCCTAAAAAGCGACACCCCAACGTTTTTTAAGCGGATGCAGGTTTTCGGAATCGGCCTGGCCGGTATGGGTACCTCGCTTTCGCAAATCACCGGAATGCCGGTAAAACTTACAACCATCATAATTGCTATTGGCAGTACAATTGCAGTGTTGGCGCAGTTTGCTGTTAAACAATATGAGCCTTTAAATGATTAAAGCCTCGATTTACAATTCATCTACACAATACCGCGTATAAGGCGCGATTATCTTTACTTAAATGACATCTATTGAACATCGACAGTTAAAAGGCATTACTATAAAAAATATTGTTGTGACGATATTGGGCACTGCCAGCATTGTGACTTCAGTTTTAACAACTTTTTTTCAATTGAAGGGGGAAATAAGCGAAGTCAAGATTCAGCAGGAGGCCCAAAATCGAATAAACGAAGTGCGCCTGAAGGTGCTTGAAGAGCAGGTAGCCGTGTTACAAAATAAAATAGAAGAGATCAGGCCTGCAACCCTCAAATAG